ATGAAGGCGAGATGCAAAAGCTCGCGAGTGATCTGGTTGGCTTGGTTGACGCTGACATTGCTTCCCGCAAGGACTGGGTTGAGATGTATGTCAAAGGTCTTGACGTTTTGGGGATGAAGTATGAAGAACGTACAGAACCGTGGAATGGTGCTTGCGGGGTTTTCTCGACTGTACTTACAGAAGCGGCGGTCAGGTTTCAAAGTGAGACTATTATTGAGACATTCCCGGCTCAAGGCCCCGTTAAAACCGAGATCATTGGCGCTATTGATAAACTTAAAGAAGAGGCTGCGGAGCGCGTACGGGAGGACATGAACTACCAGCTCACCGAGGTGATGTCTGAGTATCGCCCTGAGCACGAGAAGATGCTGTACAGCTTAGGTCTGGCTGGTTCGGCGTTCAAGAAAGTTTACTTTGACCCCGGTCTGAACCGTCAGGTGTCTATCTTTATTCCTGCGGAAGACATCATTATTCCGTACGGCGCGTCTAGTTTGAAGACGTCTGAGCGTGTTGCGCACGTGATGCGTAAGACCAAGAACGACATCAAGAAACTGCAGGTGGCTGGCTTCTACCGCGACGTTGAGTTGGGCGAACCACAGATTATTCACACGGACATTGAGAAGAAGAAAGCGGAAGACCAAGGCTACAGCCTGACGGACGACGACCGCTACCAGATTCTTGAAGTTCACATCGACTACGATCTGCCCGGTTATGAAGACGAAGATGGCATCGCCCTGCCGTATATCATCACAATCGAGCGCGGCACAAACACAGTGCTCGCCATTCGTCGTAACTGGGAAGAATCCGATCAGCGCAAACTAAAACGCCAACACTTCGTACAGTACACATACGTACCCGGCTTCGGTGCTTATGGTCTGGGATTAATTCACTTAATCGGTGGTTATGCCCGTGCAGGCACTTCTCTGATCCGTCAGTTGATCGACGCTGGCACGCTGTCTAACTTGCCCGGTGGTCTTAAGACCCGTGGTCTGCGTATTAAGGACGACGATACCCCAATTAGTCCCGGCGAGTTCCGTGATGTGGACGTGCCCAGTGGCTCGGTCAAAGACAACATCATGGCCCTGCCATACAAAGAACCAAGCCAAGTGTTGTCTGGTCTTTTGGACAGAGTAACCGAAGAAGGCCGTCGTCTGGGGTCTATTGCTGACATGAACGTTAGCGATATGTCTGCCAACTCCCCAGTGGGTACAACGCTGGCTCTGTTGGAGCGTCAGCTCAAGACGATGTCTGCTGTTCAAGCGCGTATTCACTACTCAATGAAGCAAGAGTTCCGTCTGATTAAGAATATCATTCGTGACTACACTGACGACGAGTACACATACGAACCAGACAGCGGTCGCCCACAAGCTAAACGTAGTGATTATGATTTGGTTGAAGTAATTCCTGTATCTGATCCTAATGCAGCAACGATGGCGCAGAAAGTTGTGCAGTACCAAGCAGTAATGCAAATGGCGCAACAGAGCCCACAGATTTATGATTTGGTTGAGCTAAACCGTCAGATGCTGGAAGTACTTGGCATTAAGAACATTGGTAAATTGGTACCATCTGCTGAAGATCACAAACCAAAAGATCCGGTTACGGAGAATATGGCCCTCATTAACGGTAAACCAGTTAAAGCATTCTTGTACCAAGACCATAAATCGCATATCGAAGTACATATGTCAGCCATGCAGGATCCGTTGATTCAGAAGATGATTGGTCAGAACCCACAAGCGCAAGCAATTATGGCCGCAGCACAAGCGCACATCGCAGAGCACGTGGCGTATGAATATCGTAAACAGATTGAAGAGCAATTGGGCGTACCACTGCCGCAGCCTGAAGATGACATCCCTGAGGATATTGAAGTTGATATATCACGCTTGGTAACACAAGCAGCGCAGCAAGTTCTTGCAGCAAATCAACAGAAAATGGCACAAGAGCAAGCACAGCAACAAGCACAAGATCCGTTGATCCAAATGCAGCAGCAAGAGCTACAGCTTAAAGGCCAAGAAGTACAGTTAAAAGACAAGAAAATTGGAATGGATGCTCAGTTGGAACAAGAACGCTTACAGGTTGAACGTGAGCGTATCGCATCTCAGGAACGTATTGCCGGAGCGCAATTGGGCGCTAAATCAGTCATGGATAAAGAGAAACTTGACGCACAACAACTTGCTGAAGGTGTTCGCATGGGGATTCAAGCAGTGCAGCAGGAAGCACAACGAGATGTCGAACGTGAACGTATAGCGCAGCAGGATAGAGCAGCTAATGCCCAAGCTAAAGCACAAGAGGCAAACCGTAACACACAACAACCAACAGAAGAAGGTGAATAATGGATAACACGCTAGAAATACTCATGAGCCAACTTGAGGAAGAGCGCACTAGAATACATGAAAATTTGGGTGAAGGTGGCCCAAAGGATTTTGCAGAGTATAGATTTACTGTCGGTGTGGTTCGGGGGCTACACATCGCGCAGGCTTTAATTAGTGACCTCGCAAAAAATATGGAGCAAGACGATGAATAAACTTGATGTAAGTCAAGCAGTGGATTTATCCACATTAATAGGGGTAAAAAACGAAGAAAAAGCGATGCAGTTACCTGAACCAAAAGGGTATCGTATTCTTTGTGCAGTACCTGAAGCCGATGATACCTATGACAGCGGTATTATAAAATCAGGGGACACAAAACGAGTTGAGGAAAATTCAACTGTGGTACTGTTTGTGTTAAAAATGGGTGAATTATGTTACAAAGATGAGACAAGATTTCCAACTGGTCCATGGTGCCAAGAAGGTGATTTTGTTTTAACTAGAGCATATGCTGGTACACGATTCAAGATTCACGGTCGTGAGTTCCGTATTTTAAACGATGATTCTGTTGAGGGTATTGTTCAAGATCCTCGCGGATATTCACGCGCATAGGAGAAATATATTATGGCAACACAACAAGACGAATTTGAACTTATAGATGACGAAAAACCTAGTAAAGTAGTAAATGACGCTGAGGATGATGATTTAGAAATTGAAATTGTTGACGATACCCCTGAACAGGACCGCAATCGATCTCCGCTACCAAAAGAAATTGTACAAGAACTCGAAAACGACGATCTTTCAGACTACTCTGAAAAAGTTAAATCACGTATGTCGCAGCTACGTAAGGTTTATCATGATGAACGACGTGAGAAAGAAGCAGCAGCACGTGAGCGCGAAGAAGCAATTAAATATGCACAAACAATCAGTGAAGAAAATCGCCGACTAAAAAGTACATTAAGCAGCGGTGAAAAATCATATATTGATGTATCTAAACAAGCTGCTGAACGAGAAATGGAATTATCTAAACGTGAGTATCGCGAAGCATACGATTCTGGCGATTCTGATAAAATTATAGAAGCTCAGCAACGCATGAACAGTGCACAATATAAACTGAGTCAAGTACAAAATTATCGTGCTCAATACGAAAATACTTTACAAAACACAGAAACTAGTGTAAATATACAACCTGAACAGCCCCAAGCTGTCCGACCAGATCGAAAAGCCGCCGAATGGCAGGAAAAAAACGAATGGTTTGGACGTGATGAGGAGATGACCAGTCTAGCATTGGGACTGCACGAAAAGCTAGTAAGGTCAGGCGTATCTCCCGTATCAGAAGAATATTACCGTCGTATTGATGATACGATGCGCAAACGATTCCCCGAACAATTCGAGGATGATTCGCTGGACATGGATAAAACCACCCAACGCACGAAACCTTCTACTGTGGTTGCTTCAGCTACGCGTAGTACCGCGCCAAAAAAAGTACATATATCTAAAACGGCACAAACACTTGCACGTAAATTAGGTATTTCCCCTGAACAATACGCAAAAGAAATGATTAAATTGGAGAAACAAAATGGCTGATAATAGACAAAATCGTGAATTAGACACACGTGAAACTTTTCAACGTGCTACACATTGGGCACCTGCGGCATTACTACCTGAAATCAATCAAGAACCAGGTTGGTCATATCGTTGGATCCGAACATCTATGGTTGGTCAAGCTGACGCCACAAACGTTTCTGCAAAAATGCGTGAAGGCTGGGAACCGGTGAAATTGTCCGACCACCCAGAACTACGGTTAACGGCTGTTGAAGGTTCGCGATTTCAAGATTCAGTAGAAGTTGGAGGCTTAATGTTATGTAAAGCACCAACAGAATTTATTGAACAAAGAAATGCGTATTACAACAAACAGACACAGTTACAAGCTGAAGCAGTTGATAACAGCTTCATGAAAGAAAACGATGCTAGGATGCCTCTGTTTAGTCAGAAATCATCTAAAACATCATTCGGTAAAGGTAAATAATTTAGGAGATTCATCATGGCAACAACCCAAAGCCCATACGGGCTACGTCCAATAAATC